CCTACTCCATTTATTGAAACTTATAAATGGGATAAGGATCTAATGATGCAACGTGATACAAACCTAAATTGACATTTTAAGAATATGCTATATCATGAGAAGAGATCTATAGAAAGTGATGATTATTGCAGAGCAATTTTCACCATACTATGGAAATCTAGAGATTTGAATAAGGAACCTATAATTGATATAGATTCCATAACAAATCCCATGATGACGCATTATTCTCAAAATGGATTTCAGAGATTCAGAAGTAAAATTCTTAGTATTTTAAAGAAATGTTTACTGTGTGAAAACACAATTAAACATCCCTATATAATATATAAGGATTTTAAAATTGAATTAAAGTGATTTGAGTTTGAACCATATACTCAAAGTGTATGGTGGCTAAAAGATAAAGATCAAGAAGCTTATTCACTGTGAAGACAATGAAAAGCTTCAAGAAATTTAGTTTTAGTTAAACAACAAATAACCTTATTCTGAAAAGATTTAGGTATCTCAAAAGATCAAGTTGATTGATGAGAAGGTGTTAAGATGAAACCAAGATGGTCTTCTAAAAGAGGACCAAATGGTCTAGCATCTTTATCAGCTTTCATAGAATTACAAAAGTACTCAGATAAAGAACTCAATGATATAAGGGGAGTTGGATCCCATTATATGAGTTCATGAGATACTTATGGAAAACTTGATTGAATTACTAAATTTAAAACATTTAATAGTCAATCACAATCAATTAATCTGAGAAGATTATCTTCAATAGCTGATTACGAGGGTAAAACCCGGATAATCGCTATAGGTGATTGGTTAAGCCAACAGTATTTAAGACCTCTTCATGATAAACTTATGAAGAAGATTTCAAGTATTGATGGTGATTTAACTTATCGCCACGAGAAAATAACTTCACTAGTAGGTAAGTACTGAGATAAGAAAGAGAAATATGGAAATCCATATTCTATCGATCTTACATCAGCTACTGACCGTATTCCATCAGAGTTAACAAGACATATACTTAGTTTAGTCTGAGATTCAGATAAACTAGGTAACGACTGACATACTTTGATGACTAGTTGAGATTTTTCGACACCATCTAAAACTGTCGATAGTCGATCAAGTAAT